GACGCTCTTCCGATCTATCTATATTTAGGAATGTTTCCCTAAATTCATTAAGTAACTTTGAATAAGATACGCCGCTGGTCTTACCTGTAACGTGTTCGATGTAATCATCGATTGAGTTAAGGTTCTTGTTAGTGTTCTGAGTGGCGCTCCTATTTTCCTTGTCAACATTTGTTACCTTTCCGGTAGCGATCATGTTGTCAGTGTTAGTTGTGTTTACAGTTTCATTCTCGGTGGTTCTTCCGTCACTTGTGGTATCAGATGAAGCATCTGTTTCCGTTGTGGTAGTTCCCGTGTTATCCTCGTTGATATCATCACTTCCACTTACAACGGTTTTACTTGTGTTAGTGTCGTCCACTATGCGCGCTTCACTCATGTAAGTATCATTTTTCAAGCCGTCCAAAGCACCTTGCGGAGTATCCGAAAATTTATCAACATGGGAGACCGTCGTGGTCACGTCTGTGGTATCTCCGTTTGTGCCATGCGCTGTCTTATGATTTGAGATATCCTGATTGGCAGTTCCATGATCTGTGGTTAAAGAGGAATCATGCGTCGTACCTGTTTTGTTTCCTGTGGTGTCGGTCGTAGCATTTCTGTTTTGCGTATTGGAGGTATCGCTTGTGCCGTTCCGGCTGGTATCAGAAGCTTGCGTACCAGTTTCCTTAATATCCTCCAAGCGTTTTAACTGATGATCTCTTGTTAAGTCCACGTCATACATCGGGTTGAATGAGATTAACTCCGATTTGTAAAGCTGATTGTAATACGGCATGATCTCGTTAAGTTTAGTATCCAGAAACAATTTCCACAAGCCGACTGTTTCAAGACCGATCTCACGAGTGTAATAATGTTTGAGGATTTTCTTTTCAAGGATAGGTCTGTACGCCTCGTCAAAGATCGGGAAATCAAAGTTGAATACTTTTGGTAACGCTGTGTTAATTACATCGTTCACTCCTAAGTAACCTACCGATGACGTAAGACCTGCCGCCTCTTCACAGATGAAGCGTACTTCTGTGGTGTATTTACTCATACTGGGTTTCCTCCTTTTCCTCGTCTTCGGCTTCATCAAAGTACTTCACTTTGTTTTCCTCACGGAAATCTACAGTGATGTTAGTTCCGAACATTGCATTAATCTGATCTGCCGCTTTCCTTCGTGCGTTTAACCTACAGAATCTTTGCGCTTCTACGCCTCCAAGATTGCTTGTGATCTCATCTGTAACAAGGCGTTCTTTCTTTTCTGTGTTGCTGTTCTCGATTCCCAGATAGGTTAATGCTTCATTCCATATCTGCCGCTTAAGTATGTTAAGCTTATCAGCTACATATGGAGCGTCAAGCCTCAACACGTTAAGTGCGTTCACACTGAGTTTATCATCACCATAGATGAAGGGTTCGTTGCCGTCATACTGCATCATAAGATTTTTAAGAGTTAATCTCTGCGCTTCTGAGCCGATCACCATGACAGGTGTTTTCTGTGCATTAACATTAACGTCGATGGTTCTTTCGATGTTGTACAGTCTGCGTGCATACATTTCGATATCTAGCATACTGTTAGTGTGAGTATAGTTGTTAAAGATAATGACACTGTTAGTCGGGTCAAGTCTTACCTGATAGCCGTTTGCGGCGTAAGCTGTACGTTCCATAGGAATTCTGTACACGTCCAGATTACCGCCAATCATTGTTTGCAAGCATAAGTCTCCGAGAATTTCATCACGGAAATAAACTGCCATGCCGTCCGAGAATAAGGTCAGTTCAAGGAACCTTTCATCTACGGTATCTGGAAGGTTCTTCCACTCGTACATATTGATTGCTAACTCTAACAGCCTATTGTAATACTGTAGGTAGGTGCGGTTATTTAACAGTGCACTTTCCCATTTTGCTTTCTTACCTCTTCCCATGTCCTCACCTCCTTAAGTTGCACTCGGTCTGTTATCGAGTGAATAGTCTCCAACTTCATTTCCATTTCTCCAGAACGTTACTCCGTTATCATATATCTGTCTTAACCTTGCCATGTCGTCGGCTGGTACAGAACCAGTTAAGCTTACGTTCTGAGTCTTGACGTAGTTCCAGTGAGGCCGAATAACTCGGTTAGGGATTTTGACTCTATGTGTAGCGTAACCATAAACGTTAAAATAGTTGTCTATGATCTGTGCAAATTCCGCACGAATATACGCGTAGAAGAATTGGAACCCCTTAATCTGGTTTGCCATGTTGATGATAGAGCCGCCGCCTCCTCTTGCCTGTGGTGGAAGTGTGGACTTATCCGCTGCTGTAGCCACAAGACTTGAGATTTTTTCGAACCCTCCCATGGCTGTGCCGCCTCCTGCTAAACCTCCGGTAGCATACATGGCGGCCGCTCCTCCTACTGTCTGAGCTATACCGATAGCCGCGTCATATGCAATGCGGTTCTGGTTCTGTGCGACCCATGCTTTAAAGGTATCCACTGTGAAAGCGCACTGAGGAAAGTTACCAATAGTTAGCTTCTCGTTGTAGTTGTTTGCCACTCCCTTGTAGTTTAAAGGAATAATCATGCATTCAGGCGTACAGCACATAGCACCTGTGACCTTAAAGGTACAGTTATCTGTGCTGAAATACTCGAACGGATAGTTTGCGGCTCCTCCCTCATTGTTAGTGACGTAAAGCATATTATATGGGGCTGTAAAAAGTTTGTTATTCTTAGGAATATAACCATCAATATCTGATAAGTGTTTATCCCTTTCGATTGTGAACGCCTCCGGTATGGTAGCCTGATAGTCGGCGGTGAAAGCTATCGGTAACATAAATATAGAAACGATACCATCTGCTTTGTTTTGTTCCGTAGCGTCTGCTATAAATGTGCTTGCTGATTGCCACGTGCTAAACACGTTGTAATGAAGACCTGAGTATACGCCTCCATACATTCCCCCTGTAGCGTCCTCTAAGTTTTCGTCAAAGGTAGCCGCCACAATAATCTGATACAATGTAAATAAGGAAGAGATTCCTAAATCTTTGTAGACATACTCGCCAAGTTCCAGATTCTCAGGCACAAGATTGTCACCTACTTTATCAGTAACGCTCATTTCCCTTTCAACAAATGACATATTGACTGTGTAATCAAAGTGCCATGTCTGCATAATGTCTATCTCGAATCTGACTTCTGCCGTTGTGTTGCCAATATATTCCACGCTTAAGATGAAAGCATAGAACCATTTGTTTCCATAAGATGGGTTCTGGAACATGAGGTAGTTACAATCATATAGATCGTCTGCTGAACGGTTTAACGTCATGACTCCATTGTTTACCCTCTGGTACGTTTGGTTATTTAAAGCATACTTTTGTTTGCTTAAGAAATAATTAAGCTGATTGGTAGCATTACCGAAATATATCGTATTCCTATAGGTATTGTCCAGAGGGACATTTTTCAGAAGCCTTATGTTAGTGTTTGGTGCTATATACATATTACCGCCCTCGTCATAATAGATTGCCCATAAGTCACCTTCACTATCTATTCTCATTTCTCCGACGGTGAACCCAGAACCCTCGTTGTAAGTCATAACGAGATCGCCACCGTCGGTAAGAAACACATTCTGAATAGATAGAGTTAGACGCTTGGGACTGTGATAGTTGCTGTACCTGTCTTTTCTATATCAAACGTAGATGTAGCTGTTACGGTTAAACTGGCCGCTGTTTCGCCTGCTCCTACTGACAGTAAACCGTTCTGGCTGATCGTACTTAACTCGCTGTTGACAGACCATACGACTGTCTTCGGTGCGAACCCTGTGGTTTCAACCACTGCATTAAGCTGTAACATATTACCCTTATTAACCGTAGCAGTAGCAGGTGAAAGGGCAATGCTGTTTACTGCCGGAGTACCCGGTACAAAAATAACCGCGTTAGCAAACGGAGAACTCGAGAATGTCTTCCACGCATGATACCAATACTGCCAGTAGAGACCCTCGCCGTTGTAGTCCTCAGTAAACTTGTAAAGATTGTCAAAAATCATAAAGTAATCTCTGTCAATCAATACTGCCGGTACCGCCTTAAGAGCGGTTTTCTCATCTTCTGTTAAAGGCACATATCCTGCGGCTGGATCGTCCGCAAACAGTTCAGCCATTCTTACATCATCGATCTGGTCGAATCCGTCGATCTGTACTCTGTGCCCCATGAACTCTACCTTTTCCATGTTAAAGGCAGATGCAAGAACATTAACGTCCATGATAGCATCAAACCGTGCGGTCGTGATGATGTACTGATCGTTCTTAGGTGAGTGTGTATACACACCATTAAGGTTATAAGTAGGCTTATCATAAACCAACTCATTTGAGATAGCCTTGATTTCGGTAACGATATCGCTTGCGCTCTCCTTTGTAATAGCCGGAACCGTCCATGGATAAAGCTGACCATTAAGAATGTTTCTAGCAAGCATATATTTCATAACCATAAATTCGTCGAGGTTATGAGCAGTATACATACTATCAACGATCTTAGCGATCAAATCGGTGATGCCCTGCCATGACAAGAACGCCTGTCTTAACTGATCGTTACTGATTGTAGCCTTGTAAAACTTCTGATAGTTCATGGTGTGGAAGGCCGCCCTTACGTCGGGAATCTGCCGTTCCATCCATTTTGTTTCTGCTACCTGTGGGTTAAAGGTGTGAGCCTTAGCAATGTTGACAAATACTTCCTCCACTGTCTCGCCCAGTTCCATAAGACCTTTTTTGAAAGGTGACCACGGGTTCCAATACATTTTTGAACTGATAATAACTCTACCGATACGATTGTACAGAGCGCTTAAAAACTCGTTCTGTAACGGCGTGTAATCCATCATGATTCCGCCTATCTTACGGATACTTTCTGTGTTGCCTGCCGCTTTCGGAATTGCTCTCTGATATGCGGCGCTGGAACCTTCCCTGATCTGGTTGAGGATTTCCACGCTATTAGCGGTAAGGTCTACATTTTTTGGTTTAATAGCCACTGTTATCACTCCTTTCTGTGAACAATGAATCGAATGATTTTTCTTCGCCCTCAGACTCTAAGTCTGTGGCGTTGTCAGAAACAACTTCTGCCGGAGTAGTATCGCCTTCCTCTTTAGAAGGGGTCTGAAAGAATCTGTCTCTGTACTTCTGCCTCCATGTTTTGTCATTCTCTTCATACTTAGATTTCCAATCCTCACCTGCACGACTGTCATAATCGTTTAAGGTATCGTGGAAATCTTCGATGAGAGATAAAGCCTCGTCGCTGGTATCGTCTCCCAGCCTAGCGCGAATAGCGCTCAGTAAATCGTCTTTCTTTCTAACTGCCATTACTTTCACCTCCTGATAAAGCATCAAAAAAACTTATTATCTGGAACTCCTCCGATACTTTCCACATTGATGAAAAGCGATGTAGCGCTATCAGCCCAATAACTGATGGTAAACGTATTAGGTGACTTTCCGTCTACTGTAGGAAATTCCATAGATGTTACCTGATTGATAGGCGCTGTCCCTATCGAACCGATCTCCGAAATAATTACCGTAGCACCATCGGCTCTAAATTTCGCCTTACGTAATCCAAACGGTAATACGATTTTAGAACCTGCCGGATACTCGGTTTTGTTAAACCTGAAATAAGTCTGCATAACTACCTCCTTAAAATGTTTCACGTGAAACATTTTAAAACTTTCTTAAAGCGAACCATATCGGCATTGATGGTTTCCAATCTGGCTCTGGGTTTGGATTAGGTGGCGGAACTGGGGAACCCTCCCACCAATCATACCAGTAACGCGCGTAGGTCTGACGTATTGGCTGATTGATATCACCGGGTCTTTCAAAATTCTTTAGGAAACAATCCGCAAGGTATTCTGGTGTCTGCGTACTAACTTTAAACTGATTGAATGATTCTGGATACTGAGCCGTGGGAATCCACTGACCGTAATTAACCGTCTCCGTGTCTATCCATAATAACTGAGCATCACCATCGTCATTTGCGTAGCCATGTGCACTAGCCCAATCAGTGAAGTTAGTAGATGGTGTCCATTGTACCAGACCCCAACCGAGTTTAGGGTTAGGGTTAAGGTCTTGCCAAACTCCCGGATTAATGTGACTCTCTACCTGCATATTACCAAGCATACCGGAAATGGCTTCGACTGTCCAACCGCGTGCTAGTAAGTACCGGAATATAAGCAATGCGTTGTTCTGCATTTCTCCCATAGATAGCCAGTAGTTACCCTTAATCCATTCGCTTTGTGCTCCTGTCCCATATCTCCAAAGTTCCAGCCAGTCGGTTGACTTAGAGGGATTAGAGTTAATAGAGACCTGCTGATCTAAGGGAACTCTGCTACTATGTGCACCCATGGTGTGATTACTATCAAAAGCCATTTCAGTATGACCTGTGCGTATTAACACGTCACCAGCAACCCAAGGCTGTGTGGTCGGAAGTTTCGTGAAGCCTAACAGGCTTAAACCTCGTGCCATAGTTCCAGTTGTGAAAGGCCACGTATCGCCACCATTGGCCTTAACCACATCGAACGCCCCAGCCATTAACGCATACCATATAAATGACGAACAATCATAATATGTTATCCCGTTTACCGTGCGCTGGTTTCGATATGCCTGACTATAACCGATATTCGGAGCGTTGCATTTTTCTATAGCCCATTCATAAGCTGTCTGAATATTCGCCATAGTACTAACCTCCATACCTATTAAGAATAGGAAGCAAATCATTAACGCATTTTTGAACTTCTTCCACATTGTAACCTGCCTTTTTTAATCTCTGTTTCCTGTCCTCACCGTTTCCGAACTGCCCGGCTATTACCAAAAAGGATACGCTCACCGTCTCTGGTAAATTAAATGCTGTGACTGTCATTTCTAATCCTCCCTCCCTAACCTCTCTGTCAGCTTTAAAAGCGCCTCCGTGTTATTGTTAAGAGATGTACTGATTTTATCCATCTCTTCCTTGTGCTGTTCGTCTGACTTAATCATACGCCAGAATAAAGCCCCACAACACACGATAGGAAATCCCAAGCTACCTACTAACTGAATTATTTCATTAACGCCCACCGCTTCACCTCCTTTATATTTCCTATATCTCATTATAACATATCGCGGAAACTTTTGGAAGAAATATGAAGAAAATGGAAAAAAGCTATTGCATTTTCTCCCAAAGTATGCTATACTATTTATAGTAACAAAGTAAATTAAAACAAGATAAAGAAAGGAAGTAACAAACATGGCAAAGGCAGATTTTACAAGGAGTATCATCACGAACACGATTAGGGTAGCAGAGGTTAAGGTAGATAACGGAGCCGTTATTACGACAGAGTTATTACCTATCGTAAAGGTCGGCACAGCAAAGCTTTCACCTGAAAAGGCTTTAAAGATTGCTAAGGCTGAGTACAAAAACGTTATGGCCGTTGTAGTTCTCGGAATCGACAGCGTAGAAGAGGTTAGGGGAATGAGTTTCGAAACATTCATGGCCTACAGCGAACCAATCGAAAGACCAGCGTCTCAGAGAAAGTAAAACTAAACTTAAAACAAATTTGCTGACCTACCGGCATGACGGGGAGAAAAAATCTAAAGGAGAATTTAAAAATGAAAAAAGCAGGACAGGATTTCACACAGGTAGCAGAGAACGGTACACCATTCGAGAACGAGAGTTACGCATTAGCAACTCCTCAGCAGACAGCTGTTATTACGATGGACGACAACAAAGACTTTGTGGCTGACTTAACCAGCCGCGAGACGACATTCTGTAGTATGGTGGCCAACACGCCAGCCGAAAAGGCATTATTATTCAAAGCGATGAACAACCCTGAAAAACGTGTAGGCGACTGTATCAACATGACGATTGAGGCTAAAGACCTTTACTGTGAGGTCGTTACCTGTACCAATCAGCAGACGGGGCAGAGTGACGAGTGTCCGCGTATCGTTATCATCGACAAAGACGGAACGGGCTATCAGGCTGTATCTCTCGGCGTTTACAGCGCGATCAAAAAGATCATTCAGGTGTTCGGTGCACCTACATGGGAGGAACCCCTTCCCCTCGTTGTAAAGCAAATCACCAAAGGTGATAGAAAACTGCTTACATTCGACGTTGATTTTAAATAGGTAAGAAAGGAGAATGGGCGGCGAAATAATCGCCGCCCTATTTTCAATATGATTACAAGAAATGGGATTGTATACTCATTAAAGATAAGCCCATATATCATCAGAGTGGGTGACGTTACGTATTACTTCTCTAGTAAGAACCATTTAGAGAAGTTCACAGAAAAGCTTTATGAGAACCGCCATACTCTCAACACTTCTTTAAGTAGGCGGTTCAGTGTTTCCGTTGAGGTTCCTACCTTATGTGATATCGTGCTTTATAGCAAGGTAGAAACAAGAGGCTTCTACATCACGTGCAAAGGGGTAGAATACACATGCCTAAACAATATAATATTAAGTGGCGCGACTCTGACACAAAAAAGTTAGCAAACGCCGTAAGGAGTTACAACGCTAAGAGAACGCGTCTTCTAAAACAAGTACCAGAGTTAGACGAATTTCTCCCTCCTAAAGCCTCCACAAAGGAGATTAGGGCAGGAGTAAAAACAAGAAGAGATTTAGAGAATGAGATAAAATCCTTAAAGCGATTTCTCAAAAAGGGAGCAGAGAAGCCGATCGTTACTAAAGAGGGAGTCAAGACTACCGCATACGAGAAGAAAGAACTTACCATTAAGATTAACGCGATCAATGCGCGTAGGAGAGCAGAACTTAAGAAAGCGGCTCCCTCTACCGAAAAGGGAACCATGCGAACGATTCGGGAGAATAACCTCTTACCTAAAAGGAAGGATTTGGAGAATATCTCAAAACGAGATTGGGCTAAGTTTGTAGAAAGCGTAGAGAAGCAGGCTAAAGACAGTTACTCATACGATAAGATACAGAGATATAAGGAAAATCTGCTCAAAGGATTAAACAACGCATTCGGCGAGAAAGGCAGAACCTTAATAGACTTAGCCTCTAAGATACCGGCTGAAACGCTAGTGGAAATGTATTACAACGACCCTGTATTACAGATAGACTTTATATACGACCCTCTGGAAATGGAAGTAATCATAGAGAGTATGGAAGAACATCTTAATGAATATCTTGACAGCATAGAGTAACTGTAGTACAGGGAGGTAAGTTGCATGGCATTATACACAGCGGATTTTGAAACAACTACCGACCACTTAGATTGTAGAGTTTGGGCTTATGGGATATGTGAGATTGGGAACCCTGACAACTTCATATATGGAAACGATATTAGCGGTTTCCTTAACTGGTGCAAGGAACAGGGGTCAGTAACTACATACTTCCATAACCTCAAGTTCGACGGAGAATTTATACTGTGTTGGTTATTTGAACATGGATTTAAATTCGTAGAAGATAGAAGAGACTTAGACACAAATACATTTACAACACTTATCAGCGACAAGGGGCAGTTCTACTCAATGGAGATATGCTGGTTCCGCAAGGGCAAGACTCGATGCGTAACTACAGTGTATGACTCCTTAAAGATACTACCTTTCAGCGTTGCGGATATTGCTAAAGGATTCGGCTTACCTATTAGCAAACTTGAGATTGATTACGATGAGTTTAGAGAAGTAGGACACATACTTACACAACATGAAATTGATTATTTAAGGAATGATGTTGACATTGTAGCAAGAGCGCTTAACACGTTGTTTGAACAAGGCTTAACCAAAATGACACAGGGTAGCAATGCTCTGTATGACTACAAACGTACCGTAGGCACAAAGAACTTTGCGAAATGGTTCCCTATCCCGGATTACGACGCAGACATCAGACAGTCATACAAGGGCGGATTTACATACCTAGCGGATAGATTTAAAGAGGTCGATCTGGAAGAAGGCATAGTCTTAGATGTAAATAGCCTTTATCCATCTGTAATGTATTACCAACCTTTACCATACGGAGAGGGGATTTACTTTAAAGGTAAGTACAAGGAAGATAAGCTTTACAATCTTTACATTCAGATGATAACGTGCCAATTTGAACTTAAACCTAACCACATACCAACTATACAACTTAAGAATAACCTATCGTTTATTCCAACCGAATATCTAAAGTCTAGTAATGGTGAAGATGTTACGCTGTGCTTAACAAACGTAGACTTAGAGTTATTCTTAGAACATTATGACGTGTTTAACATAACGTATCATAGCGGCTGGAAGTTTAAGTCAACAGTGGGATTGTTCAAGGAGTATATCGACAAGTGGAACACCATTAAAGTAGAAAGTACAAAGAACGGGAACAAGGCTATGCGTGCTCTAGCCAAACTTATGTTAAATGCATTGTACGGCAAATTCGCATTGAATCCACATGTTCAGTCTAAGATACCATTCTACCACGATGGAATCATTAAATATAAGTTAGGAAAGGAAGAAACAAGAGACCCAATCTACATACCTGTGGGAACATTCATTACTGCATGGGCTAGATACAAAACAATCAGTTCGGCTCAGAAGGTTTATGATCGGTTTGTTTATGCAGATACAGACAGCTTGCACTTAACAGGCACGGAGATTCCGGCAGAGTTAGAGATCGATGCAACAAAGCTAGGAGCATGGAAACATGAAAGCACATTCACTCGGGCTAGATTTATCAGACAGAAAAGCTATGTCGAGGAGATCGACGGGCAGTTACACATCACTTGTGCAGGTATGCCAGAAAGATGTTATGAACACGTTACATGGGATAACTTTAGAAGTGGTAGCGTATACAGTGGTAAGCTAGGAATGCAACACGTTCACGGAGGAATCGTCCTGAACGACATTCCATTCACGATTAAGAAAGGAGCATAAAATGGAATTGACATGGTTTTGTGCAGGAGTTATAACCGCTAATATTCTTTGGATTTATATTTTGGTAAGAAAGAGTTGACAATTTATAGAAAGTATGGTAGCATAAACATGAAGGTTACATAGTTTAGTTGACTAGGAATGTTGGACGCTACGGGGTGAAATCCGCCGGCATTACCGTTCGGGATAGCACCTGTGGTCAGCGAGTATGTAACCTTTTTTAAATGGAGGTGAAGCAATGAAATATGGTGCTCCGTATTGGAACATTAAAGACATATTACCTTATCAGCGTAATTTTAACTTCATAAACGGAGAGCGTTCGATCGGTAAGACATACACGGCAGAAGGCTACTTCATTGAAAGAGCGTTAAACAATGGTGAAGAATTCGTCTACATATGCAGGACACAAGAGGAAAAGAAAGGTGGCATACTTGAAAAGTCATTCGCTAAAGTCCTAGCGTGCGAGTTTCCGAACCAGCCCATTAAGAGCACTACTGAGGTGATGGAGTTAATTATAGAAGATGAGAGCGGAGACGTAATAGAGAAGAAAACTCTAGGTTACTGCCTAGCATTATCAGAAGCGGTTAAGATTAAGAAAAGATCATTCCCGTTTGTAAGATGGCTCATGTTCGATGAATATATGTTGGAGGAGAAACAACGCGCCAGCTACGTGAATGGCTGGAAAGAACCTGACCTGTTACTATCAATCTATCATACGATAGACAGGGAAAGAGACTACGTAATTTGCTTCATGTTTGGTAACAACACATCGTTCTATAACCCTTATCATATGCACTCAGCGTTTAATATCCCATATATCGAAAAAGGTGGGATATGGTATAATGAAAACGTATTGTTTCAATGGGCAGAGAGTACAGAGGAGCTAAAGGATAAGAAAAGCAAGTGTAAGTTCCTTAAGATGATCGACAAGACCGACTATGGACAGTACGCAAAACATGGCGACTACGTGGACGACAACATTAACTTTATTGGAGATAGAACGGGCAACTCCAGACACTTGTTTACATTTGAATATGAGAAAGAGATTTACGGAGTATGGCAGGATATGAAGTTAGGGTTAGTCTTCATTGATAGCAAGTATGATAAATCATGCACACTTAACTATGCCTTAACCATCGACGACCACAAGGAAAATACGATGTTTACTCGGAGCAAATCAGACACGTTGCTTATGTGGCTGGGTAAAATGTTCAAGTTAGGTAACGTCAGATATACGAGCATGAGAGTGAAGGTTAAAGCGGAACAGGCTATTAAACTTATTTTATAAGGAGACAGTAATGGACGTAAGCAGTTTATACCCAACTAAAATGACAATAGATGAAGATTTTAATATTGACAGAGAATTAAGATTTAAACGTAAATACGCTGAAATATTAAATAGGAAATATGGGCTTAACATTACAGTGGAAAGGAGGCAAAATGACAATAAAGCTAGATGATGTTATCGTAGATGCAGAACCGATGCGATATGCACAGTGGCACAATCGCAACAAAGAGTATTGCGGCTCTAATGAAGAGTACGACGTTTATTTTATGGGAGGTAAATTTTATTATGCAGAAGCAGACGACCCGTACCAGTTTTGAACCAACGGATATGAAAGACTATGCCTATATGATAGCCACAAGGCTTAATGCTTTAATTAAAGGTAAGGCAGAACCAGCTTATGACAGAGCCGGTATATGGAACATTAAAGTATCATTCAATAATTTTAACTTTAAGTATAGATGTTGTTTATCTCAATATTTTTACTACAAATTTGATATCGACCTTGTAGCTAGAATTATTAGAAATAACATTATTAAAGAAATCGTAGATTCTGTGACATCTGAGGGTTATAATGTTGATGTAATATCTGGAAAGGAGCATTAAATATGGACGACGGATATATGCCTACATGGAATGATTGTTACGCTAAAATCAACGAACTGTATAAAGAAAACTTAAATCTAAGAGAATCAAATGGTAGGTTAGAAAATAAACAAATACAAGCACAAAATATGATTAATGAACTTGAAATGTTAAGAGTGGCACAAAAAACTATCATTAATGCATTAAATAGTACAGTAATAAAACAAAGAGAAATGATTGATAGATTAAAAGCGGTAGAAGATGCGCACAAACAACTTATTGCGTCACAAAGAAATTACATCAATGTATTAACAAAAGAAATAAAAAAC